TGAGCCACCCATGTCGAGGATTTATTTCTTGCATAAGCTCAATCGTGTGCGCCACTAATTTGAGAGCTTCATAAACTTTCGGGCTTTTTGGAGTGCCGTCAGGATTCCAATAAATCCGACAACTAGCCACGCTGAAAGTCGTGCAAGGTGGCGAAGCCCATATGAAATCGGGTTTTCCATATCGTTCAACCAGGTCGGCAGCTTTGAGAGTCATGATATCGACGTTTTCGGTCGCGGACTGTTTTGGATTAAGCTCGAAAGAGATGACCGTATGACCGGCGTCTCTGAATGCTTGAGTTGCCGAGCCTGTTCCTGAGAATAAATCGAAAATAATCATTGATGACCCCATCCCGTACCTTTGAAGTGAATTGGATTGCTTGACCATATTCGAGTCATGAGAATCGTGCAGTTGTCACAGGTTGGAATGACGACCTCTTGATCGTACGAAGCGAACGTCGTTTTAGGTTGCCCGCATATTGGGCAGCTGAAATCATAGCTCGGCATCGTAAGCGGTGTCCTTGTCTAGTATGACCACGCCCATGACCCCGCAGCCGCAGCATTGAACGACTTCGGTGTACGGAGGCAAGGTATCGACCACCTTGACGATTTCATGAGTCGTGAGTTTCTTTTCAATCCTGCATTCATATTTGATTCGCATACTGCGAGCTCCTGAAATTCTGCATGGGTTGAAGATCGGTTTGATTGAGCCACCATGACCCATCGCTTCGCTGTTGTTGATGCCGGCGTGCGATTGATACCGGAATCCAGCCGCATACGTAATAAGTCGGCAGCGACCCCGTGACGAGTATGGCGATGTCCTCCTTGCGATCGAGCTCCGTGAGGATCATGTGTCCGTCTTTCCACTTCGTCCATTTGACCTCAATATTGTTGCCGACATCGGCGAGAGATTTGTAGTTTAGATTCTCGAGGTCGATTGGCTGCCGAAAGTAATGGGAGACGGCTACCTCCGCCCCGAGAGCTTGACTTTGTTGGACGACGAATTCGGGGAAGTTAAGCCGCTCTCGATCATGCTGAAAATTCCGCTTGACCGTCACGCCTTCCCATTGAGGGATATATCGTACCGCTCTTTCGAAACCGGCTTGAGTGATTGCGACCTGCGTGGCGTTGTCTAGCTCGATTCTTATCATTTGCAGTCCAAGCAAAACCATGCAACCGATTCGCCGTTTACCTTTTGGAAAGAGCCGAAAAGTTTGTCACGCCATGATTCGCATTTGTCGCACCATTCCAGCATCGGCGGCTCAATCGTGTCCTTGATCATCGTGCCATCGGCTTCGATTGTTGTACGTTCGCCCGTGTTGAGTCTGATGAATTCAATCGCTCCCATGTTAGGGCTTCTCCCATTTTCCGGCTGAGTTGATCCTGTACCAAATCGGATCGCATTGATTGGCTCGAGTCTTTTCGGTGCATGTGTAGCCGAAATATGCTTTGCCAGTTTTTTCTGAGACGCCCTCTTTGCGGATCATGTGTCCATGTACGCAGAGCGGAGACTCTTCGACTATCTCACCGCCGAGCTTTGTCGTGATGTCTGAGATGGCATCTCCGAGCTGTGGAGAGGTGCTCCATACGTCAATCGGTGCAGCTGCGACGTCCTTTGGAGTGAACCGCTCAACCTTGCTCATGTCGGATTTTGTAGCCTTCGCGTCGGTGGGTAGCACTAGGCTCAACGCCCTACCAATCGCGCTCGTCGATGCGTTTTCCATCCACCAAGATTTTGAGACGGGAGACTTGCTCGCCCATTCGAGCGCATAATCCACTCCAGCCGGCAGCATCGCCAAGTCGTCTCGATAAACTCGAGCTTCGACTAGCGCAAAGCCCTTTTCAAAATTGAAGTCCACGATTGAAGTCTCAATGCGACCCATTGGAAACGCATCTTGAAAGCGGCGTACCCGTGCGTTTACGTCCTCGTAATTGTCTAAAAATCCCATTTACTTGCTCCCGATCTCTATTTGTTGCCCTTGTCGATTTTGTTTTGCGTATTCGATTTGGTCAGCGAGTGACCATGCTTGACCGCTGCGAGTCCTCGATGCCAGCTGGAGACAGTCGTGGCAATAGGATCGAACGATTGGCTCACCTATAAGATGAGTCTCTGAGATGGTCGTGACGACCGCCTGACGTATAGCTTTGTCGTGCCATTTTGTGCGACCGCTGGCGTCCTTAATCTGACCCCATTCATCTTTACAGTAATCGCACCATGTATCGGATTTGGCTTTAATGATTGGCATGGCTTTGCGCCTTTCCGAGCTTGATGCCCGAAGCGCGTCCACGCATGAATCCTTCGTACTTGCCAGCTCGCCAGCCCATTGAGTAAAAGATAACCGCGACCGCTATGTGATAGATCAACCCGAAGCCAATCATTTGTTCCATTGTCATTTTTTTGCTCCCGTCGAGAGCTGCGTTCGAGCTCCCTGCGAGTACGGTGACCCAATAAGGTCAGAGAGTCAAGATTCCCGCGTGATCTTCGGCGTGTCATCCGAGGATTTTGGCTTATCTTTGAGCCCATTTGATGCGAGCACCGATCCGAGAGCTCCGGTCAAAAACACGGTCAGCGTCGTGAGTATGTCGATGAATGCCTTGTCGTTCGGAGCTTGAGCCCCGATCGGCTGCGTGACGAATATGAGAGCGTAAAGCATCCCCATGACAGAAAACGCAAAAACCATCGCTAGGCATACGCCTATAAAAACGATCAATCGCGCCTTGAGTTGTTCATTGGAAAGTCTGCGCTCATGGCGTCGCATCGTAAGCCTCCCCGAGTATGTCTTGAGTGCAGATTCCTTGAGCCGTACATTGTGGAGGATTGCATCTAGGCTCTTTCCAGTTTTCGAAGAGCTGGCAGTCATAACGTGTCCAACCCTGATATCCGCAGCCGGTCAGCCCTAGCGTCATCGCGACGATAAGAGCTGCCGACCGTGAACATCTCGAGATCATCTTCCCCGTATGACCCCGAAAGCTGCATCGTTAGGATTTAGCCAACGAAGTACGACGGGCAGAATGGCGGCAACGCCAGCCATCGCGATCGTTTTTGGATCAGACTCGCCCGCCATGTAAACGGCAAGAGACGCCGCCATGAATGAGCGCGCCCATGATGCGAGCAGAGCTTTTGCATTTTCCATTTTATTTTTTGCCTTTCTTTTTCGGTGATGCCGCCGGTACTTCGACCGACGGATACTCTCCCGAATACGCGACCATCTTCGGACGACCAAAACCGACGACCGGCTTGTCCTTTCCGAATTCGCGCTCTTTGATCATGACCATGCCGCCATTTCGTTGATCACCGCTGCCCGATGTATTGCCCTCGATGGTGATGACGGATTTTGGCTTAACGCCGACGACGATGCCGATGTGAGAGATACGATCAACTCCATCGTGTGGAAAATCCATGAACGCACAATCACCAATTTGCGGCTTATCTTCGACCCATCGATTGACCTCTTTGAACTTATGAGCTCCGATGGCTGTGCCGACGACTGAGTGAATTTTGACGCCAGCTTGAGCAGCGCACCAATTTACGAAAGAGCCGCACCACGGCAGCCCGTCGGCTTTTGTGAATTTGCCGTACTTCGTCAAGTTGTCACCCTCTTCGACCGTACCCACCTCGGCGAGCGCAATCTCTACGAGTGCGGCGGCTGTACCCATTGGATATTTCATCCGAGCAAAGCTGCAATCTCTTCGGCAGTCAATCCGAGCTTGTCGATGACCGCTTGCTTTGCCGCAGCTTTTGCAACGGCTTCGGCTGAACTATTTTCGACCTTTTTTGCATAATCTAATCTTATTTTTGTTTCCGCAGCAGTCTCGTCGCGTTCTATAATGATTTCTTGATTTGTTTCAATATTGAAAGTTTTTTCTGTAATTTTCATTTTATGCTCCATAAACGTAAATAGTACCGGCGTCTAAATTTCCATTTGAAGATTTAATTGAAACTGAAGATATTGCTGAAGTTCCTTTATATGCACCGTTTCCAGTATGCATAAAGGTATTTGCGTACCCATCTGCCCAAGCTGTAAAGCTGATAGTTTTTAATCCAGCCGTACCAGTTCCGTCAATTTGGAAATTCACTCTTGCTGTGTTTGCAGCGTTTGTCGCTAAAGTAGCAAAATAAATCGAATTGCCCCATAAACCAGAATAATCGGCGTTTGTTACGTTTGGCGTTCCTGCTTGAACTGTGTGCGTAACTTGTTGGTAATTTGCACCCGCGTCAGCATTTAATTGTAACTGCAACAAACTGGAAACGTTTGCCGTTGAAACTCCATCGACGATTATGTATAAAGAATTTATGCTTGAAATTCCGCTAACTGTAACCGTTGTTGCACCTGTTAATGCAGTACCGCCAGCGTTGAGAAGTTGATAATTTGGAGACCAACCCGAAGCCGTTGCCCATGATGGTACGCCACCAGATACGGTCAAAACTTGACCAGTTGAGCCAATACCTAATCGAGCGGGTGTCGATCCACTTGATGAATATATTGTATCTCCGGTGGTTGTCATGGGATTAGTCATTCCAGCATCGGCACTCCATACAAAATCGAGATCGGTGTTGGAATTCTTCGCCAACACTTGACCCGTCGTTCCACCCTTCAAATCAACGAATGAGGTGTCCACTCCACCGAGAGCGGTGCGAATTGCAGCCGCGCCGTCTTTAACGAGATCGGTGTCCGATGGAACTGTCCAGCCGAAATTTGTCGTCGTCGTTGCCATATCCTTCTCCTTATGCTAGGCGACTATTGTCGCATTTAACCAATCCAAAGTTGGGTTGATTGTGTTCCATGTCTCTACCGCTGGCACGGAATTCCAGCGGAATGCTTGCAAGCTAAACGCTACGGGTGAGAGGTTCAAAGTCACTTCGAGAGAGTTATATCCGGCGCGGAAAGTCCAGCCTTCAACGAACCCTTGAAAAGAGCCCCCGAGAAGATTTGACGGCAAATTTGTGATATCCAACGCCACGCCCATGAATATATTTAGCAAAGAGTCTCGGTCAGCGTTGTCGATGTTTGGGCTCGCTAGTTGATAAGTGATGGATTTAAATTGATCTTGAGGATAGGCTCTGAGTGTTAAATAAAAATCGGCTTGATCTTCGGCGTCGGTTGTGTTTTCGATGCTTGTCTGTATGTTTTGAGCTTGAGAGCCATATACGGCAATCGAAGCCGCATGTTCGGCGGTTACTTGAGCGGCGTTTTTGTAGGTGATTGTCACTTTGTTGCGGATGTCGCCCAATTTGCGAGAGATGGAAAGATTTGACGTCAGAGCTTCTCCGGCGTTGAGATCGACGTACCCATATGTTGAGAGGTATTGGCTGCGATGCGTCGAATCTGCATAGCCTATGCGTCCGGAACTGTCCTCGTATAGATAGCCAAGCCCCGAGGTGGCGAGCGCAGATGCCAACGAATAGACATCGGTCACCGCAGAGCTGCGAGCTGCAAGCTGATAATCACCTGGACGATCAATCTCTCCAAGCCCTGAATTTTCCGCATTTGCCCACGTTGTTGTTGGATTGTATGCCGCCCATGTTTCTGCCGCCGGTACTTCATTCCATTGATCAAAGAGCACTTCGCTGAGGATTGTATAAATCTGATCCCCGTCGTAGGCTTTTGAAAGAACGCCGGTCGTTAGCGTTTTGGGTAGCTTTGAAAGAGCCCCGAGAGCTGTGATCCGGATTGATTCCGTTGTACCCCCTAAGCCGGCGGTTTTGACA